CGATACTGCAAGGCCAAGACCATTTGCCCATCCATGCGCGAGAAGGTCCAAGAGGTCGCTAGGAACGATTTCAAGCCTGACATGACTGTTACCCCAGAGATGCTGGATAACGCTGCTCTGGTGGCCGCATGGGCCGATGCTGTGCAGTCTGCTGCCAAAGATCAATTGATCAATGGCCAAGCAATCACTGGCTGGGCCATGCGCGCAGGCCGCAAGACCAAATTCTGGAAAGATGAGGCGCTGGTCATGGAAGCATTCAAAGATATGCCAACTGCCTGGGAACTCAAAAGCCCCAGTGCCGTCTTAAAACTCGGTGTCGAAGTGTCCGAAGACCTAGTCGGTGAGAAGGTGGCTGCGCCAAGTCTTGTCAAGGCGAAGGAATAGAATCACATCCCCTGCCAAAGAAAAGACCTGACAGCGCGTTAACACTGCCAGGTCAAAGGTCAATCTCTCATGGCAACTTACAAATGAAACCCCCAACTAAAGGAATTTCAGTGTCAATCATAACTGAAACACCCCAAAACGACACGTTCTCTCAGTCCCAGTCTGTCGCCTGCAAAATAGGTGCTGTCGCCCCCGATGCGGTCTTCTGTACCTTTGCCCTGCAAGGCAATAAGAAAATCCCTTACAAGCGATCTGGCCAAGGTGTGGCACGGGATACAGACCCAAGCGATCTCTACAACTCTGAAGATGTCTGGACCATGGAGCAAGCGCCTCATGGCCAGTACCTTGGCCTAGTCCAGCAGCGCCCGATCATCAGCGCATCAGGGAACTATTTGGTTTGCCTTGATGTGGACATGAAACACGCTAGTGGCCCGACCAATGTGGCCATCCAGCGCATGGCCAAGTATGTCAAGCAAAAGAAGATGCTGACCGAGGTTTCTGTCTCAGGCCGTGGCCGTCATGTCTTCTTATGGGTCCAACCACCCAAAGAAGCTGACCTTGTGCTGCCGAAATACAAGCTGGGCGGTGGCCAAGAGCTTGAAGTCTTTGGCCTACCAAACAGTGCCGGAAAGTCAGTGCTACTTTCTGGCAATGCGGTGGTCGGTGAATTCCAAGAAGCAGTCAATTTGCATGAATTGTTAATGGACTGGGGGATCATCGAGCAGCACCAGCTGCAAGAGCCAAAGCCTGCACCACCGAGCCAATCATTTGATTTCACGGCCATGTTGTCCAAAGGCGCGCCAGATGAAATGGCCAAGGCCGTGCAGGCTTTGCAGCACATTTCCCCAGACTGTGACTATGACCAGTGGATTGAGATCGGTCAGGCTCTGCATTCAGAATTTGGAGAGCAAGGTTGTAGCTTATGGGATACATGGTCCCAAGGTGGGAGCAAATACGAAGGCACAAAAGACATTGAAGTCCACTGGAAGAGCTTTCACCAGGGCAAAGGTGTTGGTATTGGCACACTTTTTAAACACGCCAAAGATTGTGGGTGGGAAGCTCCAACTAAGCAGGCCGAGCGCAAATCAGCGGTGGAAGACTTTGCCGCGGTGATCAGTCAGGCCCAAGGTGATGCACCAGTGGCCGTGGAAGAGACCAAAGGCTGGCCAGAGCGAACACTGACCATTGGCCAGATCAAACCCATTCGCTACATGGTCAAGGGCTTCTGGGCGCATAGTTTCATGGTGCTGGCTGGTCAGCCTGGCATTGGCAAGACCACAGCAGTCATCAGTCTGTGCATGGTTATGGCCGGACTCAAGGCCAAAGACTGCGAACTCACGGCCACCAAGAAACGCAAAACAATCATAGTCACTGAAGACTCGGACCAAGTCGAAAGAACTCTGACAGGCTATGCACGGCATTACGGGATTAGTGCTGCCTCATTATCAGATTGGTTTGTCATCATTGATGCCAAGCGGTCTAATGTGAAAGATTTATTGATGCTTGCACATAATGTGATTCACCACACAATAGATAATGTCCGGCCATTATTGGTGCTTGATACTGCCAACGCGACAATGGATATTGATAATGAGAATGACAACTCAGAAGTCGGTGCATATATTGCAGCCCTAAAACAAACAATCTATATCCAACTGGACACGCCAGTCTGCATCATTACCCACACAAACAAAACAATATCAAAGTCAGACTCAGATGCCACGGCCCGTGGAGCTTCTGCATTCACAGGCGATGCAACCCTGACCGGAGTCTTGTTTGAAGATGAGACCAAGACCCGCTATATGCGCCTGGTCAAGACCCGTTATCAGCCCAACTTCAGAGAAATCAAATTCAACTCAGATGTCTTTGCCGACACTGTGCTTGATGAAGACGGGGATATCCAAGAGCAAATGGTGCTTCTGGTCGTGCCAGCCATGTCATCGGAAGAAGACCGAAGACAGGCAGCCAACGACAGGCAGAGCGATAAAAGACAGCAGCAAGTCCAAGATGCAGCAGACGCTGCCTGCAACTTTGTCCAGTCGATCATCAATGCCAAAGGCGCGGTGATTATGCGCAGAGGCTCTGGCAGGCCAAGTGTCCCAAAAGAACTGCAATCAATGCACCAGCTGGAGTGGGCTGACATCTATCAGGCCGTGCCAATGGCAGACCAAAGCTATGCCAGACGGGCAGTTGGTGCGGCCATATTCCAGCGCTTCTGTCAGGACCAAGCAGGCACTGGGTGGGTTCAAATAAAGTAAAGCGGTAAACAGGTAGTAAACAGGTAGTAAAGCGGTATACCTGTTTAGATAAAGGCAGGTCTGTTGGTATAAGTGGGGGTCGTAGACCCACTTATCCACAGGCCAATCTGGTCAGTTTTGTGATGGTGAAAAGTAAAGCGGTAAAGCGGTAGATTTCCTTTGTCCATACCGCTTTACTTTTAACGATTTTTGGAGGTTTTAGATGGTCCAACAAGTTGAGCAGTTATCCACAGGTTATCCACAATCTGATAAATGGGTCGAAGATGAGAGGGTTTTCTGCCACCAGTGCAGTAAGGCGGTAGAAGTGGACATGAAGCAGTCCATGCCAGCCGAACAGATGGAGAGGCACAGAAAGGTCAACTCAAAGCCATTGCAGTGGATGTTTGACCAGGCAAAGATTCGGAATGGATGGGCAACCATCACATGGTCCGAACATCAGTGCAGCCAAACCGGACTGGCCACATTCCCGACCGATATCAAACACCGATGTCATTTGTTTCAAGCCAAGCCATCGGCAGTAGAATCCGAGGCATGGTGGTTGACATAAAGCGCAAGCGCAAAAGCATTGAACACATTGACCAAGTCAAAGTGGTGCAACACATTCGTGCGTTCTATCCGGAGATCATCATTGCAGCAATACCCAATGGAGGCGATAGAAGCGCTTCAGAGCGCGTCAGATTGCATTCTGAAGGGGTTTTAGCAGGGATGCCTGATCTGTGCGTCTTAGAGCCTAAAAATGGCTTTCACGGGCTTTTCATTGAGATGAAGACCAAGGCCGGAGTGGTGTCAAGCAAACAAAGCGCTGTGGGTTTGCAGTTAAACGCAAAAGGATATCTGTGCCTGGTCTCAAGATCAGCGCCAGATGCAATCAAAATCATTGAAGGGTATTTGAATGGCCAAGCCAAAAAAGAGTGCAGCAACATTGAGTGAGCTTGCTGACAACATTGTCGAGCGTCAGCTCACATTGCGTGACCAGGCTGCAATCGAGCGCAAAGAGATGAGCAGCATCAATAAGAAAATTCACGCCTTTGGTGGTGAAGCCATGGTCTTTGACCACATCTCACAGGGGAAGACCATCGATTCAGTGATTAAGTCTTTGGAGATAAGCATTGGCGGTTTCTACAAATGGGTCGAAAGAGATGCCAAGCGGGGGGAGCTCCTCGCACGCGCACGCACGCGAGGTGGGAGAAGTTTAGCAGAGCAGACGCTGGAAATTGCAGACTCTGCCACGCCTCAAGAGGCGCAAGTGGCCAAGCTGAGAGTGGACACAAGGCGCTGGCTGGCCTCTAAGCAAGCGCCAGATGAGTATGGTGACAAGCAGCAGCCACTGGTCAACATCGACCTTGGAAGCATGGCCCTTGATGCACTGCGCAAGCGAACTGTCGTGTCAGTAGACACTTTGACAGATATGAATACCAAATGATTCAGTCACTTTATACAACGACCATTATGTTAAGTGGATAAGTCGTTATCCACAGAATTAAGTGCATCAAAGTATTACATGACCAGTTATGCACAGGAATCTGTGGATAAAGTTGGCCAAAATCTGGGGACAAGTCGGTGGTGGCCAGCTGGCGGTCGGTGGCCGTGACCCCCCCGTGGCCGCTTTGGCGGGGGCGACTGTGGCGGCACTAAACACCTACAAAAAAAAATTTTAAAAAAATAAAAAACAAACTTAACAAACAAGTCAAATTGTGCAAAAATGTCAACTCCACAAACAACGGAGTAAACGAATGAAATCTAAGTTAGCGACAGTGATACTGAAAGGCCAAGAGTGGATCGTCATCGACACTGATGAGCAAAAAGACGGGAAGGTCTTCTGCACCTTAATGAGTCCAGATGGCACAACTGTTTTACACGCATGGGTCAATGTCAACGATATAGTGGGAATAATATGAATACACAAATGCTTATTAAGGTACGCCAGTTATTCAATGTGGATTATGTGCCGCGTAGTACAAACAGACATAATCAATTGCAATATGTCAAGGCATTAAGAATATTGGGTGATAAATGGTTAATCCATAAAAATAATGAAGTGCAGAAAATACAGTGAAAAGTAACTTTGTAAATAACCCAGTCAGGTTGAATGGGAATGTGCATGGCCACAAATTACAGATTTGTAATAAGTGCGCCATGAAAAAGCCACCAGAGGGTGGGGTGGAAATGAGTGCGACCAGGTGGTTGTGTGCATCATGCTGGACCGATAGGATCACGGGTCGGAACTTAAAACAAGTGAGGGGTTTGTGAAAGAAAATGTCTTTGCCCAGTGGGTGGACCGATATCAGCCTGACCCCGTCTTGTTTGTGCAGGAGGTTTTGGGGGTTGACCCTGACCCTTGGCAGATTGAGTTTTTGAAGGCTATTGCGCGGGGTGATCGAAAGATATCGGTCCGGTCTGGCCACGGGGTGGGCAAATCTACGGCAAGCAGCTGGGCCATGCTCTGGTACTTTATGACGCGGTCTCCAGTCAAGGTGGTGGTGACAGCACCGACAAGCTCTCAGCTTTATGACGCGATGTTTGCCGAGCTAAAGCGCTGGATCAATGCGATGCCTTTGCCTTTGCAGCAGTTACTCACTGTCAAGCAAGAGAGGATTGAATTCAATGCTGCACCGACTGAGATGTTTATTTCGGCCAGGACATCAAGAGCAGAGCAGCCAGAGGCTTTGCAGGGGATTCACTCGGAGAATGTCATGCTGGTGGCCGATGAGGCTTCTGGTGTGCCGGAGCAAGTGTTCGAGGCCGCGGCTGGCTCGATGTCTGGCCACAATGCGGTGACGCTGCTTTTGGGAAATCCGGTGAGGTCTAGTGGGTTTTTCTACGACACCCACACGCGCCTGGCTGATGAGTGGACCACGTTTCAAGTGGCCTGTACTGATTCGCCAAGGGTATCAAACGAGTATGTCCAAGAGATGGCCATGCGCTATGGCGAGGAAAGTAACGTTTACCGGATCAGGGTGATTGGTGAATTCCCCAAAGGGGATGATGACACTGTCATTGCCATGGACTTGCTGGAAAGCGCTTTGAATCGGGATGTCGCGCCAAGTGACTATGCGCCCATGATCTGGGGCTTGGATGTGGCGCGGTTTGGTAGTGACAGATCAGCTCTGTGCAAGCGCCAGGGCAATGCGGTGACTGAGGCGATCAGGACATGGAAAAATCTGGACCTGATGCAATTGACTGGTGCGGTGGTGGCCGAGTACCAGGCGCTGCCACCGAGCCAGCAGCCAAAGGAAATACTGGTCGACTCGATTGGATTAGGTGCTGGCGTGGTGGACAGGCTGCGGGAGCTGGGCCTGCCAGCGCGTGGGATCAATGTGAGTGAATCACCCGCGATGGGCGGGACTTACAGAAATCTGAAAGCAGAGCTGTGGTATCGGGCCAGAGCCTGGCTTGAGGCACGGGACTGCAAGATGCCAAAGGATGATGTCTTGATTGCAGAGCTGGCCACAGTGCGGTACTCATTCACCAGCAACGGCAAGATCGCCATCGAGGGGAAAGATGAGATCAAGAGACGCGGCCTGCCAAGCCCTGACAAGGCCGATGCCTTTGTCCTGACATTTGCGTCTGACGCAATCATGGGGATGTACGGGTCTGGCGGGAGCAATAAGTGGTCGCAACCCCTGCGCAGAAACCTTGTGCGGGTTGCATAATTCGGGTATTGACAAACCAATGGGGGAAACCTATGAAGGCAATGAGTAAAGCGCAAAAGAAGGTTGGCAAAGTGATGGGTGAGTACAAAGCTGGCAAGCTCCACAGCGGTGGAACTGGCAAAATTGTTAAGAATCCTAAACAGGCCATTGCCATTGCAATGTCTGAGGCAAAGCTGCCAATGCGCGGTCAGCGCACGGCCACAAACAAGGCGAAAAAATAATGGCTACTATGCAGCGCACCATGAGCCAGGTCATGGACAAGGACATGGAAGAGGATGTGGGCGCAGGCGAGAACTGCCCAATGCCCACGCAACTTATTACCCTCAATCTGAAAAACCGCGCCAAGGCAATTACCAGCGCGGCCTATGGTCCTGAGAATCCCAAGCTGCCAAACGAGGCTTTTTGGCGCAAGAAGGCTGACCAGTGGGATGTGAGCATGGAAGATGCAAAGCAGAGCCTATGCGGTAACTGCGCGGCATTCAATGTGTCCGACAAAATCAAAGAGTGCATTGCGCTAGGCATTGGCATGGAAGCAGACCCATGGGGAACAATCAAGTTGGCCGATCTGGGTTACTGCGAAATCTTTGATTTCAAGTGCGCGGCAAGCAGAACTTGCGATGCATGGGTGGTCGGTGGTCCGAACACGGGTGAGCAAGAAGGCGAAGAATCTGAAGACTATGAAGAGGATGAAGAATCATGAAACAAGGTTTGTATTCCAACATTGCAGCCAAGAGAGAGCGTATCAAGTCTGGCTCTGGTGAAAAGATGCGCAAGCCTGGCGCTAAAGGCGCTCCATCAGCTGCTGACTTCAAGGCCGCGGCCAAGACTGCAAAGAAGCCAAAGAAATGAAGACCCCAGCCTGGCAGCGCAAAGAGGGCAAAAGCCCGACTGGCGGTTTAAATGCCAAAGGTCGGGCCAGCGCCAAGGCCGAGGGCATGAACTTGAAAGCGCCAGTCAAATCAGGCGACAATCCAAGGCGCGCATCATTCTTGGCGCGAATGGGAAATATGCCTGGGCCTGAGTACAAAGGTGGCGAGCCGACCAGGCTGCTGCTGAGTCTGAAGGCATGGGGCGCAAGCTCCAAGACCGATGCAAAGGCCAAAGCCAAAGCGATATCTGCAAGGAACAAAAAATGAACGAATTAGAAATTAGCACCGACATTGCAGCCACCGAGCCAATGGATGATGCAGAGCTGCAAGCGATCATCACGCAAGACCTGACCGATGCGGTGAGCTATGTGGACAGCGACTTATCGCCCACACGCGCCAAGGGGACTGAATACTATCGCGGTGATTTATTCGGCAATGAGGTCGATGGCAATAGCAAGGTGGTGGCCATGGAAGTGCGGGACACTGTCTCGGCCATGCTGCCCAGCCTGATGCGCGTTTTCTTTAATTCTGAGAATGTGGTGGAATTTGCACCCCGTGGACCAGAAGATGTGAAGATGGCCCAGCAGGCGACAGACTATGCAAACTATGTTTTCCAGAATGACAACAACGGGTTTTTGACCAGTTATGCCATTTTCAAAGATGCACTGGTGCGTAAATGCGGCATTGCCAAATTCTGGTGGGAAGACGAAGAGAAGGTCCGAATTGAGGAATATACGGGCTTAGATGACCAGACCTTAG